TGGCGATGGCGGCTAAAATATCGTCGGTTTCCGAGTCGAGTGGCGCAATGGCGGGGCGCTTGGGCTTGGGAGTGGGAGTGGGCGCGGGCTTTTGGGTAGGTTGTGGCGCGGGCGCGGGCGGCGTGGGGGGCGTAGGAATTCCAAGAATATTCTTGAGTTCCTGATCGCTTTGGAATAATTTCAAAAAATAATCGGGGTCTTTTTCAGCATCGGCCAACATCCGCTCTTTTTCAATACGAATTTTTTCTGCATCAGCTTGTTGTCGCTGTTGGTTGTTGATACGAATGGGTTCTAATAGACGATATAAAGTCCTACCTGGCGTGTCGTCACCAAAAGAATTGATAGAAAATAATCTATCATTAAGTTCTAATACAATAGCCTGTTCGCGGGTTAAGTTAAGTCGATTAAGTTCTTCCTGTGCCCATCCAGAAACTGCCGAATGAATTTTTTCGTATTCACTCAACATTTCTTCTTGGGATTTTTTTGCAAACTGCCGAATGGAATTGGCGTTATGTCTTGCTTCATCAATACGTTTCTGTTTACGCCTTTCGTTGATCGTGCCAATACTTAACGATTCCTTGTTACTTGGTCCATCGCCTTTAAGTTCAACTTGTGTTTGGTTGTCCTTATATTTTCTTGACGACCAATCTTCTGCTATTTTATCTTGTTCCTGTGCGTAACTTTCTAGTGTGCGGCGCGTTTCTTCTATTGTTTTAGTCGAAGCCGGAGATTGTTGTTTAGCCGGAACTCCACCCTCTTTCGAGGGCGGGGTTTCCGCTTTCAGCAGGGGCGCGGCTTCGGCTTGGGCTTTGGCTTGGATTTGGCCATTGGCGTTCTCCGGTAGAGTGGATGGGACCGGCAGGGGTGCCGGTGGCGGAACGGGCATCACCGCGCGCGGCGGTATTCCTGGCGCGGGAGCGGGCGATGTCGGAACGACTGCAGCGGGGGGCAGCGGCGCGCGCGCTACGGTCGGCAGCGGAGCGGGGATTACTTGGCCTTGGGCTTCTTGAGGATTCCCGACTTCTGGTCGGCCGCGTTGAATTCCTTGGCCACCTTCGGGGGGACGCCCACCTTCTTGGCGAACTTCGGGTCGTGGGCTGCCGCCGCCATCAAGCGGGCCTGGCTGGGCGATTTGCTGGGCACTGGGTAAACCTCCAGGTTGCGTGGGGGGTACGGTAGTTTGCTGGTTGAGGGCGGCCACTACGGTCGGCAATGGCTGGATGGACGGGGGTATTGCAATAGCCGCCGCTGACGTGGGTTGCTGGTTGAGCGAGGCGACTTCCTGTTGCAGAGTTGGCGCGGCAGCGGTCGCGGCTGGCGCCACCACTGGGGCCGGATCCGAACTCTCCACCGCAGGAGCCGATTTCGCCTGCTCGGCCCGTTGCCTAATCTGTTGCGCCCTATCTGCGAGTTGCGGCTCCAGTCCGGTCGCGACGCGCGCCTCCAGCCCGGTCGCCATCCGCTCCAGCGCATCCGGTGGCATCCCGGTCAATAGCGCGTCGAGGCGCTTCTCGGGCAGGGCAGCAATGTTCGCTGCCACCTCGCTCTCGCGGATGGCTTGCGGATCGCGCCGCTCGCCGGCCGCGCGGCGGTCGGCCTCCGCGTGGAGCAACGTCGTCGCCGCTTCGAGTTTGGCCCGCCGCTTCTCGCCCAGGGTCTCGCCGTGGTCGCGCAGCAGCACCTCGCCGGCCAGCCGGTAGCGAGTCAGCGCATCGTCGGCCAGACTGGCGAGGTTGTACTCGGGCGAACCATAGCCGGCTTTCATCGCCGGCTTGCCGCCGGTCATCTCCAGCAGGGTCGTCGCCACGCTATGGATCGCGGCCGGCTGGCGCTGGAAGTGGTCGGCGACTTGGTTCAGGTCGGTTCGGCGTTGCAGGGCTTGTTGATAGCTCTGCTGCGCCTGGCGCCATTCGGGCGTCGCCTCTGGTGGCAGCGGGCGTTGCGCCACCTCCGTCAACTGGTCGTCGCTCAGTTCGTCGGCGCGGGCGGCGAAACCCAGATAGCCGGCCTGCCCGCGCGGCGTGTCGAGGGGAGCGGCGAGCGCGTCGGGCGTGGCCCGCAGTTGCAGTTCGCCCAGCAGTTGTTGTTTGGCCTGGTCCAGCCGCGCGGCGGCGGCTTTGGGCAAGGTTCCTTGACTGGCGATGGTATCGAATCCAGCCAGCGCCTGTTCGATTTCTTCGGGCCGGGCAAAATCCAACTGGGCGCGCAGCGGCGCGGTGGCCTGCTCGGCAGCAGCGATACGGGCCGCACCTTCCTGGCGTTGCTGGTAGCGTTGGTAGCCCGCGCTGATCGGAACGCCCAGCGCCGACATAAATAGCGAGGTCGCGGCGGCACTCTTAAACACTTCGCCATACGACTTCGCCCAATCTTCCAACGAAGTCATGGACCGGGGCGCTTCGTCGGTCAACCCGGTTGCGGCATAGGCGGGCTGTTGGATTTGCTGGGTGATCGCCTCGGTCGCGGGTTCGACGCCGAACGCGCTCAGTGCGGTCTTGGCGCCCGCGCGAAGTGCGCGCATCGGCAGCGAACCGCCGCCGTGCAGGAATTCACCGGCGGCGGATTTCATCAAGCCCAGTTCGGCGACCGTTCCTACGGCTTCCGGCAACGCCTCGCCGTGATAAACCCGTCCGGCTTGCGGTTCTACGGTCGTCCGATAATAAACATCTACTTCTTCCGGCGTCGGGGCGCGCCCGGTTTTGGCCTGAAAATCCTGCTGATATTTCCCAAGTGAATCGCGAATGAATTGGTTGGCCGCTGCGCCGCCCGCTGGAAGATAGGCACCGGCCATGCCACCGAGAAAACTACCAATAGTCCGTCCGGCAGCCGCACCCGCTGGAACAGTCGCGCCCGCTGCTGGCCCGCCTAGCGTACCGAGCGCGCCGCCTGCTACCGTTCCAAGTGCGCTTCCTGCCAGGGCTGGTCCCATCGTCGCCAGCGTTTGCGGTAAGCTCTGCGACCACTGGGAGAATTCGCCGCGCGTAAAGGGAATGCCTAAGCCCATCGGGCGATCGTATTCGCCCTGCGCACGTAACTCCTGAAGATTTTGTTGCTGGCGTTGCTGGTTTTCTTCGATCCAGCGGTCCTTCCAATCGCGGGTAGCATAAGGATTCTCTACCCCTTCCATTTGCTGAGCGACGACGCCAGGAACACCGCGCGCCATTTCCAATCCGGCCTTGCCGATGTCTTTCAGCGTCGTCCAAACGCCTGCCGATTCCGGTGGGGTGGGAGCGGGCGTTGGCGCGGCGGGCAAGGCCGCCGGCAAGCTGGCGAAGTACCGATTGCGTTCCTCGTCGGTTGGGGGGTCGAACGGCGAACGGGGAGCGGGCAGCGCAGCGACCGGCTCGGGTTGCGGCGAAACCGCCGCCAGCCCGGTAAGGGCTGGGGCGGGGGCAGCGTAGCGGGGATCGTCCCACCAGTTGGCCATCTTTACTCCCGTCCGCCGTCGCGGCGGTCGTTAAGGGTTACTTCTGTGGTTCTGGCAACGTATTGAAGAAATTGGCAGGCGGATTGAACCGATCCCACACCGTCAGCAGTCCGTTGTAGTCCGCCTTGGCTTTGCTGAGCTCTTCTGGCGTGCGTGCGCCCTGCATCATGCGATAGGCGTTATAAATCGCGCCTTGCAACTGACCCAATTGCTGCTGGGTCGTCATGGGAGCCTGCGGCTTGGGCTGGGCCTGGGCGTTCCGCAACGCAATGGTGGAATTGGCCAGTCGCTCGTTGCGCTGCTGTTCGGTTTCCCACTTCTGCCGCTCGAACTGCGCCTGCTGCTGTTTTAGTCCAAGGTCAGCCAGCCCCTGTTGCAGTTGGCCGTACTGATAGGGATTGAGTCCTGACGGCTGGGCCTGCCCGCGCTCTTGCGGTGGCGGAGCCAACAGCGCCAGCCCGGCTTGCAGGGCCGCCTGGCGGCGCGCTTTGCCGCCGAAGGTCCGGCCCGGTGCGGTGGCCTGTTCCAGCAGAGACTGCGCCCGATTCGCCCGCATCGCCTCGTCGCCATAGTTGCCGCCGGGTGTTCCGACTGCCACCAGCGGGCCGACGCTGGCGCTGGCGCCGGTGGTGATGCCGGGATTTTGCGCCTCGCGCAGGGAGCGCAGGGCGTCGATTTGGCGGTTGAGCGCTGCTACGTTGCCCTCGACGGTGCCGCCGTTGCCCTGGTTTGGTTGCGAAACGGTGCCGCCTCCGACACGCTGATTCGATCCCGTGATCGTCGCAATCGGCTGACCCGATTGGTTGTAATACGGGGTTTGGTAAACCGGATTTTCGGTAGCACTGCCCCCGCGAATTGTGGGAAGCGTTGGAGTTCCCTGCGACGGGTCGAACGCTCCATTCCCCCAATCGGGGATTTGCGCCGTTCCCACCTGCTTTGATTTACCAGTGAAAATAGGCGTATTTGGAAGTCCAACCGCATTCACATCGAGCAAAGAACGACCAGGATTATTGGCCACTCCTAAACTGCGAGCCGACCGTTCGGCAATATCCTTTGCACTTTGTACGTCGCCAAGATTGGAAATGGTGTTATCGTTTGGGTAGTTGGCAGCTTTATTGATTCTCAAAGCGGATGCGGAAACGGGCACTGAAACATCATAATAGTTTGGTTGAATGGGTAGCAAAGGCGTAGCCGATGGAATGCGAGCAGATGTTGGCACGGGTGCGGGTGGTGCAGAGACAGTTTGTTTTGGCTCGTTGAATCGTGGAAATTGACTGCCTGGCATCTTGGACGTATCGACTGGACTGGTTAGAAAATTTCCAATTCCCTGCATGATACGCTGTGCTTCTTCGCGTTTCGATTTGTAAATATCTTCAGGGGACATTCCCTGAGCAAACCTCGGTAATCTTTCCCATTGCGCCGAACTCAAGCCCACCGGGCCGCCCGCTGCGAACCGGGGTGGCTGGTATTCGCGGTCGAAGCGCCCGCTCGCCACGTCCAGTGGATCGGCATTGCCACGCGCCGTTTTGTAGGCATCCTGCGCCTGCTGCTGCGGATTCGGGCCGAACAGCGCACTCAACCCCATCGGCTGTTGCGAGGGCTGGGCTTGCGCGGCGGGAGCGCGCCACGAGGCCATCAGGTCGGCACCGGCGTTCATTCGGTTGGTCAGCGACAGATCGTTACCATATTGATCCACTTCGCCGCCCAGCGCGTAGCCGGGCATGGGTCGAGCCAGCGCCGCGCGCCGGAGTGCTTCCAGATTTTGCACGCCCGCCAGATCGACGGCGGCTTTGGGCAGCACGTACTCGCCGTTGGAGACGCGGGCCAGGATGGAATCAGAGGTCGCCGTGCCGGGACCGCGCACCGGACCGCCCCGCATCAGATTGCGTGCTTTTCTCTTCTTACCCGCCATCGCCCGTCTCCTACGTCGCCAGATGGATCGTGGCGGGTTGTGTCGTGGCCGTAAATTTCAGCGCGTAGACCGGCCCGGTCAACACGTAGGTCGTTCTGGCGGAAACCGTGCCGCCCGGCCAGGCGGTATAGGTATCCGTCGGGGTCGTTTGGTACTCGCACAGCGCCGTACCGCCAACGCCGGGAACAACGGTCACCGTCACGCCGGACAGGGTATCACCGTTGCCGCTGGTGACTTCCTTCGGCGTGCCCGCTGCGACGGTCAAGGTATAGGGGCGCGGGCCGGGTCCGATGAAAAATGCCATGTCGAGGTCCTCGTTAAGTCGGCAGCGACACGCTGCCGGTCCCGCCGTGTTCCAGCCAGGCGCGTTGCGTCAAGACGCTGGGCGCTGGCCCAAACAGCCGGGAGAAATTGGCGTAATAGGTCGCCGCATCGCCGATTCCCAGTGTATCCGGGTCGCGTTTTTGAGCGGCGCGATAGCACACCCATTCCAGCAAATCCAGATGATGGTGGGTCGGAATCTCGGGAGACGACCGGACCAGCGGATCGGGGGGCGTCGCCGGTACGACCATGTCGCCGGTCGGCCCACGCCATACCGACAACACCAGGGTCCGATTGACGGTGGGCAGCGGGTACAAAAACAGTTCGCGCCCTTCGATGAAATAATGGGTTGGGTCGCCGGTCGTCGCCTGCCAGTCGGCGTGGCGCGCGTCCAGCGTGGCGCGGTCGGTGCGTTGCAGCAACCGCTGGAGGGCCGCGATGCGCGCTCGCCGGACGTAGAGTGTCGTTACGGCCAGATCGTACTGCCCGTCGCCGGCCACCACGGAAACTGTGGTTTCTCCCGCCAGCAGGCGAGCGCGGATACACGCTTCGCGTTCCGCTTCGTTGAGCCAGGAAATCAGTTCCGCATCGCTCCAGCCGTAGGGCGTCGCTACGTCATCCAGGCGCAAGCGCGCGGCGGCCAGCAGTTCAACCAGCGTCATCGGCGCGCTCCTTCTTCGGGCGGCCCCGTTTCTTGACAGAACTTTCTGGCGCGGGCGACTCTGGCGCGGGCGGAACGGACACGACGATCTCCGTCATGTCCGTCCGCGCGGCCAGCAGCGGCGTCCACGGATACACGTCACCCGTCAGGGCCTGCCGCAGATAACGCATGGGCCTGCCTTAATAGCAGTTCATATCCAGCATCACCGCCTTGACCTTCAGCACGCCGGTAATGACCGTGGCGTTGGTGTTCTGCTTCAGGTCGATGGTATTGGCGGCGGTGTAGAACTTGCCCAGCGAAAACGCATCGGCGGTCGTATTCGGGGTAGCCTCGTTGAAGGTCGTCACCCACGAACAGCCATCGTTGACGGTCGCCATGCTGGCGCCATCGATGTAGCCATCGGTAGTGGCGTCATCGCCGATGTCGAAATCGGCCATATTGCTGCTGGCCGTGGTCACCGAAAAAGCAACCGCCATCACCAGCGTATTGGCCGGCACCTGGATCAACTGGACGATGTCGTTTTGAACCGTCCCGGCACCGCTGTTGATGGTGGTGAAATCCAGGGTAGCGGTCACTTCGTAAGGACCGGCATAGTTATTCGGATACGCCTGCACGGCGCTTCCTGCAACGGTATAAGTACTCATGGGGCCTCCTTAAGCCTTGTAGCCGTACAAGCAGCCGATGGCCGGCGCGTGATTGACCTTGAACCCGTACACGATCAAACCGCGAACCAGTTCGCCGAACGTCGATTCCGCGCGCAGCCGCTCTACTTTCCCTTCGGGAATCTGGCTGGCGAAGGTCAGCCCGGATTTGTGGCCGAACGGCATCCAGAAAGCGGTGCCAGTATCGGTCGCCGAGGTCAGCAGGTTGCTGGAGTACACGGTGAAACGATCCATCAGTTTATGCATCGGTATTTAACCCAATGCTCTCCGAATTTCTTCGGAGTGTCGGACTATATCATCCCCCTCAGCATCATCTGTTAGGGGGTCGGGCGCTCGTGGAAGGATTATTGGATGGGAATCCTCACCTTCTAGTCTCTGCTCCTTCCGTCTGCAATCTCTCCCGTAAGGGAATCCCAGCAAACGGCTTGGATCAGGATTGGCGTGCCGTGACGCAACGCGATGACAGAGATGAATAAACTCCTCTTGAGAGAGGCCGTTCTTCATGATATTCGCCCACTTGGTAAGCCATTGGACGTTACCGGGAACATACCCGATGCTGGAATCCAGCCGGTCGAGCGATGCTACAGCAATTTGTCCAGAGCCAGTGCGCAGACGCTGTTGAGTATTGGGATCAAGAGTAGACCCACCATAAGGACTACTTATGGTTGGAAACACTATTTCAAGCCCAGTCAACGCGCATTTCATCTCTTGTCTTACAGCAAGACTCCAGAGGTAGTCAATACTGACCGCCCACTCGATGCCCCGCCGTTTTGCCGTAAGTCTAAAATAGTTATAAAACGTCTTGGTTAAGTCGCCCGCGCCATGATGTTTCCCGAAATTGGCTCTATTTTCCGCCACGAATCGGCAAACACGGCAAGTACGTTCGTCTCTATAGTTCGTTCTCCGAACTTGATACTGATACCCACATGATGGACATGCGATAGTCAGCATTTTTCGGTGGTCTTGAACGAACTCATCCAATACTGTCCACAACTTATCAGAAATACGTTTTACTTTTGCCATAACTATCTCCACGCCATCAATAATGATGATAGCATCATAGCACAAACGGCTTAGTGGAGATAGTAACAGCGTCACGGTTTAGCTTTCCCTGAGTTCACCCGATTTTCGACATCGATTACTCGATGAAGGATCAATGTTGTTTAATCATCCCAATGCGGCCGTTCCGCAACGCGCTGACGTTGTCGCCGGTCAGGCTGGCGTCCTTGATGTCGGACTTCTTGATGGTGCCGATCAGGGTCGGCGGCATCACCAGCCACCGCCCGGTTTCGGGCACGTTCTGCTCGTCCAGCGCGGTTCCGCAATCCACGATGTAGTCGAGGATGTTGGTCTTGTCGAAGGCGATCGGGGTGCCCGACACGCCCAGATTGAGCGACGAGGTCTTGACGCCCGCCGTCAGCCCGCGATTCTTCGCATGGGCATCAGCGTAGATGGTGCCGAACACGGTGGTGTCCACCTTGATCTTCATCTGCTCGGCGGCGTCTTGGGAGAATTGGCCGATCCACTCGATGTCGGACTGTACCTTGTCCACGTCGTCCATCCGAATGGCCCAGTAATGGCCCTTGTCGATCAGCAGTTCGACGTTTTCGGATTCGGGCGCTTCGTAAACCAGCGCTTGCCCCTTCGAGTAGTCCCGAATGGTGACGCTTGGAATCTGACGTATTACAACCGTATCACCTTTGTCGCGAATATGACCTTCCCACTTGGTATTGGCGATGGCCGCGATCACGGTGGATGCGTAAAACTTCTCGTTGAGGGTGGTACTCCAGATTTCTGGAATCCACACCCCGCTATAAGCCGGGGAGCCCGGCGCTACAGGATAAGCCATAGTAAAAAAACTCCGTCTACTGGGATAAGCAGCGTCATCACGACGCGGCGGTTCCGTTAACTCATGCCGCTCGAATCCGCCCTTCGGCGATAGCGGCCTCTTTTTTCCGGCGCAACTCTTGGGCCTCTTGGTAGCGGCCCGCTTGTTCCAACTCGATAATCCGATTCGACTGCCGGATCAGATCGGCCGGCGTGCTGGTCGTCTGATCAGGCGGCGGCGTCCCGCTGCCAGCCGCCCGACGCGGTGTCGGTGAGGGTGTCGGCAGGGTCTTGGCGGGAGCCGCTGCCGCTGGCGCATAGGCTTGCAGCAGGCCGATGAAGGCCGGCGCGTCCAGCACCTGCACCGCCTGTTCGGCGATCTTGAGTCGCGACTGGCGCTGGCCAGGCCACGGCTGGTTCAGCCAGGCGTTGAGGTCCGGATCGTTTTGCATCCGCGCGTAATCGGGGAATGCAGCGTTTACCTGCGACCAAAACATCCCTTCGGCTGACTGCCGGCTGACGGCGGCGACCTCGCCGAACCGGCTTTCCAGTTCGCGCTTTTGATCGGCCAGCATCTTCGCCACGACACGGGCGGCATCGTCGCCCAGATAGTCCTTCAGATCGTCGGGCAGCGAGGGTTCGGCTGGGGTGGGTCTGGCTTGATTCAGCCGGTCCACCTCCGCCTGCAACTGGCCACACCGATCCTGCCAATAGCGCGATTCGTCCAAAGCGCGGCGGATTTCCGAATCGTACTTGCCGCGCAGCACGTCGTACTTGTGCCGCCATTCGTCTTCGCTGGCGGCCGATTTGGCGGGTTCCAAATCCAGATCAGCCTCGGCGTCGGTATTCTCGCTCGCAGCGGGAGTCGACGCGTCGTCTTTCGCGCCGTAGGCGGCATCCCACTTTTCGCGGGCTGCAGTCGCCTGGTCGCGGATCGGATCGGGCAGGTCGGTCGAGTTCGTTTCAGCAGTCATGCGAGCCTCTCGGGTCTTCGCTTAGGAGAATGCGTCGGAGCCGTTCGGGACGGTATTCCGAGCGCGATCGTACAACACTTTCACTTGCGCCAGCGTGTCGATGAGGTCTAGCAACTCGGTTGCAGCCCCGCACGACTGGGGGTCGGCAGAACGAATGGCGTTCCGCGTCAAGCGGACCCCGCTCGCGCGCAACCAGTCCAGCAGCACGCTGAATTCCGAATGCTCGGACAAGCGAGCCAGCCGTTCCAGTTGGTCGAGCGTGGGAGGAATCATCATCCGTAATCCGCTGACGTCATCACCCGGCTAACCACGATCAGGCCGCACGGCAGCATAACGCCGACATAAAAGGCGGTCTTACTCGTATCGGTGATTTCCAGCGTATAGGTACCAGCGGCCAGGGTATGGACGGCCAGCGCCTTTTTCGCGGTCAGAGCGCCGACGTCGGTCCCGCTGGCTGATTTAGCCTTCACGGTGCCGGACGCGGTCGTGCCGGTCAGCCCAACCCCGGTGTCGGCATCCGACAGCCACACGGTCAGCGGCAGCACGCGGGCGATGGTCGTGCCCGCGCTGTTGACGGCGGTGATCAGTACTTCGGCGATGTTGGCCGCGCCTTTCGCAAACCCGAACGTGACGCTGGTCGGGATTTCCGCCGCTGCCGCGCCCAACTTGAGCCGGGTGGCGGTTTGCAATGTCACCACTTGCGTGGCCAGCGGAGTCGCCGTGAGCGTACCTGAGACTGTCAGATTGGTTACGGTGAGCGAGCCCAGCGGATTGGTGGTGGTCACCGAATTGGTGACCGTCAAATCCTTGGTTTTCAGTTTTGTAATAGCGGCATCTTCGCGCCAAGCCATGTTCTTAACCCTCGGGAGTAAATAAACGAGTGTCCTGTCCGCCGACCGGCGCCCCATCGGGACCGAGCGCAGCGGGCTGGGGTTGGGCCGCCTGCGCGGCCTGTTGCTGCATCAGTTGTTGCTGCTGGGCCTGTTGTTGCCGGTCCAGTTCTTCGCGGGTCGGCGCGATCTGGTCGGGATCGAGCGCCAGCGTTTCTGCCGTACTCCGCAGTAGTTCCGCGCGCCGGCCCAGCCCCATGATTTGCAGGTCGGCGGGATTGTTGGTCGCTGTCAAAAATTCGGTGCGGCGCAACTGCGCTTGTTCTTTGATCATCAGCGAGGTGCTGCCCTTGGCAACCGCCTTACAATCGCCCTTGATGCTGGTATCGGGGTGATACAGCATGGCATAGCGGAACAGGGCTTCGATCAAGGGTTCGATAATGCCGCGATCCAGGTTGGCGACAACCGATTTAATGCTTTTCGTACTCGCGCCCATGAGCATCGACAACCCACTTGCGGTATTGCCGGCCCCGCCGACGTTGGAATTTCCGTAAACGTAAGCCGGAATTCCACTCACATCATCGGCAATGCGCACCCAGCGCTCGTAGATCGCCATTAGTTCGTTGGCGTGCATATCGGGCTGGAAGAAGGTGATCGGGGGCGTGGCAGCCTGACCGTACTTGCCGGTATTGAAGCGCCAAACTTTCCACGGCCACATCCGGTCGCCGGCTTCGTCGGGCGGCAGTTGCTCCACGTCGACGCCGACCTGCGGACCGCTTGCCATCGCTTGATTATTGGCCAGGGCGCGGGCCGTGGCATTGGCCTGCTGCTGGACATCCTCGATCAGTTCGGGAATGCCGACACCCCAAAACGATCCCGGCCGGCTGCGGTACACCGCTTTTTGATAGGGGCGCGCCAGTTGGTGAGGCTCTTTGATTTCGACGCGAACCACATGAGTGCCGATCAGCCACGCCTCCACCGCATACTCGGCCAGTGGATCGACGCTCTGGATGCCCCACTCTTTCAGCAGACTGCCCTGGCACTCACCCCAGTAAATCAGCGCGTCCAGTTTCTCGGTGAGTTCGCCGGCGTCGGTGCGCTCGGCCAGTCGAGCCGAATCACTGTCCGCGCTGGTCCGCTCGCGCAACCCGTCTTTCCCGTGCTCGGTCAGCACAGCGTCGATCTCGACCGCGTTATAGTTTTCCAATCCCTTGAATGCCGCCAAATCGCTGCGCGACAGCGGATATTTCTCGACCAGATAACTGGCGTCCTGAATCGTCAGGGCGTCATCCGACGGATAGAAATCCAGCGGCGATACCCGTTCCACGTCGGGATAGGTTTCCTCGACTTCGGTCGGCGTCCACGCCCCGGTTCCGTCCTGCTGCCAGGTCAGGCGGCGGCGGTTGCGAACGACGGGGGCCTTAATAATGGCGGTGCCGAACGTCGTCAAATCCCAGTCTACGGCGTCGGCCAGCGCTTGTTTGAACTCGCTCTCGTCCAGATAATCTTCGATGACGCGGGTCATGGCGTCAGCCCGCTGGCGTGCGGCTTTTTCCTGCTGGACCTTGACAGTGGCTTTCGCGGCCTCGACGGTAGCGGCCAGTGCTTGTTGCACGGCGGCTGGATCGGGATCGAGGCCACCCATCGCGATCTGTTGCTGCACCTGGCCCATGGCGGTTTGCATGGCCAGCCGTTCGATTTCCGCCGCCTGCTCGGGAGCCAGATCGGGGATCGGCGTCGGGTCCAGCGCCCAGGGCCGGTCCAGACTCAGTACGTCGCGTATCCATGCCGCAGCAGCAGAGCACTTGGTTTCGGTGAGCCGAACGAAAATCTCGGAGCCACCCATCTTGCGGATTTCGGCCAGTTTCTCTGGCGAATACTCGCCCACGCGCTGGCGCAGCGCGGCCAGCAGCTTCGCTTCGATGGCGATCTTGGCGCGCTTCGCATCCTCGAATCGCTTGCGGATGTGAGCCGCTAACGACGAGGTGACCGCTTCGCGCGAGCGCCTGGCGTCGTCCTCGGCAGCGCGCTCGCGCGCGACCAGTTCCGCATTGTCAACAACGGTGACGTTCGGGCCGAACCCTCCGGCCGGAAGTGGCGGGCCGGATAAATCCAGAGGAGGCATGGCAGGGAGCATGGGTTAGGTCCAACCGGCAGCGGAAGGCATGGCGCGGGCCGACTCGCGCCGGGCGACCGCGAACGTGTGGCCGCGCGCCAACGTCATCAACGCATCGGCGGCATGACTGTACTGATCATGCAGCGGCTTGTCGCGGAACACCTGAAGCCGGTCGTCCCACTCTTTCCGGTACGAATCCAGGCAAATCAAGCCACGGGCGCAGCGGGTTTCATCGATCCATAGATGGCCCAGCAACGACCGGGCCGCCTGAATCGCGTCGGCTTTGTGTTCGACGCGCGGGACCACCTCGAAGCGCATGCCCAGCGCCATGGCCGCCTCGACCCGGCTCTTGCCGCTTCCCAGTTCGCGGACGGCCAAATCGTGCGGGCCGTGGTGCCGGCCATAACGATAACCACGGTCGGTTTTCAGCCGGTCCAGCACGTCGCGATAGTGCGCCAGGCCCTCGCCGGTGGCCTCGTAATAGTCGATAGCATGGATTTCCCTGCCCACATCCTGGGTGAACCAGATCGCGGTCGAGTCGTCCATACCCAAATCCCACCAGGTATCGACCAGCGTAGAAGGCTGGTGCGGAACCTTGCCGATGCGGGCTGGCGTAGCGGAGCGGGCCTCGGCTAATTCGGCGACAAAGTAGGCGCCTTTCAGCGCGGCCGTCCAGCTACAGAGATATTCCTGATTGTATTCGTCGGCGCTCATCATCTTGCGGGCCGACGCCAGTTCCGCTTCGTCCAGAATGCCGGTTTCATCCGCTCGATACAGCGCGGTAAACCACTCGGGATCGGCATGGGCCTGCTGGTAAAGATCGTAGAAAATCCCTCGCCCCTTGGGCGTGCCAGAGAACACCGCCCATCCTTTTCGGTCGCTCAGCGCGGGCCGCAGGATTTCGGTGAACAGGGAAGGCGGCATCTGGGCGTACTCGTCCAGCACGACGCCGTCGAGATACACGCCACGCTGGCTGTCGGGGTTGTCCGCGCCCAATAGCCGGATGCGCGATCCAGTCGGATAGTCGATCCGTAATTCGGTTTCATTAATTTTGATGTTCGGAACCGGGCGCGAGAATTTCTTGAGAAAATCCCAAGCGATGGACTTGGCCTGGTTGAGAAACGGCGCGAAATAAGCGAATCGGGATTGATCGGTGGTCGTCAGCGCGGCGCGCAACAGATGATTGATCGCCCAGACCGTTTTGCCAAACCGTCGATGACAGACCACGACCGCCCAGCGCTTCTGCGCCACGGCAGCGTGTAGCTGCTTTTGTAGCGGACGCGGCGCGTAGCGGACGACGATGACATCGTTCATGATTCGCCTTCCGACAGCCAGCGGATTTTCAGTTCTCCAGAATCTGCAGCGACCCGGAACGTCAAATCTTCCGGCGGTCGTCCCCAGGCCCGATTGAGCAGGGCCTCAGCGGCTCGGGCGCGCGGAGTAGGATCGGCTTTCGGGTTCATCATAATTTCGGCCAGGACACGGATCGCGTCCTCGGTATGGAGACTCGCCAGATCGCGGACATGCCCCCACGGTTTCCCCATTCCCGCATGGCCGGAGAAGCCTTTTAAAAATCGGCCTTTCGCATCACGCACCTAACGTTAC